GAAGAAACCTTTACCTAGGAGAATTAAGTTCCATCAACTCAATAACTATCAGATCAAAGAGTTTGTTTCAAGTAATCATAGATTGTTTGAAAGGATGAAAAGGCCTGTGTTGTTCATTGAAGACTCTCATGAAAACTTTGTGGAGGTCTTATGTGAAATGGACAAATATATACATCGTGGTGACTATCTTGTTGTCGAAGACACTTTAGATTATGATAAATACCAGGAGATGAAAGAATTTGTAACCAGTCACGATTATCTTGTAGACACATTTTATTGTGACTTATGGGGACATAATGGTAGTTGGAATGTCAATTCATATCTAACTAAAATAAATACTAATTAGCTAACAAGCCCCCCTCAGTTTTCATGGACAAGTATCAACACTTTTTTAAGCTGTTTGAAAACACTTCTTTTTACAAGAGGGTAAGAAAGGACAGTGCTGCCGATTTAAAAAAGGCCATGGTATTCATGGAGTTGAATCGTTATTTGGCTAATTGTCAATCTGGGTTGTATGATGAACAACTTTTGAGCGACAGAGTAACAACAATATTTTTGCTGTTTGCTGTCACTGACGATGAGAGGGCAGAGTTGAATAGGTGCATCAATCAATCTGGTGTAGACACTGGTGTAGATAGTGGAATCTTTATTCCAGATTCATCATGGATTTCGACTCATAGTTATGATTTTGACAACGATTGTTTCTACTTGACTACTGCACCTCATGCTTCATGGGTAAGAGATTACTTTAATGAGAGAACTGATTCTGGTGGATGGAAAGCACCTCTTCCATATCCAACATTGACAGACGAACAAGCAATCACACACTCTCTCACTGATGGTGGTTACTATGTTTGGGATGAAGATGCACACCAGGCCGATAACACAACAGGATGGGTTCCCAACCCTAATCTAAGTTGAGATTGACATTCATTATTCTTTAATATATACTTCGAATTGAGGACGTAAAAACAGTATGGCATTTAATGTTATTTGGACTGTGACAAAGTTGCCCAAAGAAATGGTAGACATTCTTTGTAGTGACTTAGAACAGTATGACAGAGATCTTGATGCATCCGAAATTGTAAATAAACACGATAGGGTCAACAAAAATATTCGAAACAGTAAAAATGCCTGGATTCCAACTACACATTGGGTAGGTGGATTTATTTGGCATTACATTCAAAAGGCCAATAGAGAAAACTTTCTCTATGATCTCACCAACATTGATGCAGAGACTATTCAATATACCGAATATGGGCCTGGTCAGTTTTATACCTGGCATAAAGATCAAGATCTAGAATCATTCTATACTCCAGTAAATACAGGAGGAATGGGTAGTGACATTGGTGCAGATATTGTTGCTAATCAAGGTCGTTTGATTCGAAAACTATCATTCTCTGTTCAACTTTCTGGACCAGAAGAATATACTGGTGGAGAGTTTCAGTGTCTAAATGGTAGTGGTGGTTCCTACTTTGTTCCTAAGGAACGAGGAACTGTTGTAGTATTCGACTCTAGAGTCGTTCATAGAGTCAGACCAGTCAAAACTGGTGTAAGAAAATCACTTGTTGGGTGGGTAGTTGGCCCACGTTGGAGGTAAAATGGCTAACAAAAACTTTACGTTATTGAATAACGAGGGACACGTCCACATTCCTGGTCTTGTATCTAACATTGCTTCGATGTTAGAAGAACCTCCAGAGGAAAGAGGTCAGATCAACTATGACAAACACGGTAATGCTAGACGTGTTGAGAATGAACTTCAGGTCCCTGGGTCTCTTGCAAGATATAACATCCCTCAGTATAAAGAACTTCACTTTCAAATCAAAAAAACTCTAGAAGAGTTGTTTGATGTTACTCTTCAACCAACTTATTACTACGATCGTTTTTACTTTGTTGGTCAAGAGTTGAAACGACATAGAGATCGTCCTGCTTGTGAGATTAGTGTTACTCTTCAAGTAAGTTCAAATAGAGATCAACCATGGCCTATTTGCATCGAAGCATGTCACAAAGAAAATCCTGGTTGTAATGGTAACGAAGCTTCTCTAGAAATGGAAGATGGTGATGTCATGGTGTACATGGGATGTGAACGTGAACACTGGAGAGATCCACTACCATCTAGATATGGTAAGAGACAACGGTTGTGGAGAAAACTGAGAGGAAAGGCTGATGATACCTATCATCACCAAATCTTCTTCCACTATGTCAACTCTGACGGCCCATATGTTCATCATGCTTTTGATGCCTGTGATGGTGTCAGTTGTGCTGACTGGGATGCATCGAACGGAATGAAAAAGTAAATGTGACAGTTTTTGAGGTGTCACAAGCCACTTGACATATACTTCAGACCTAGATATATTATTCAAGTGTTTCACCTCAGACCAATGACCGAACTCATGCAGAAGCGTCGTTATCGCGTTGTGCTGGACCTTGAGATCCTTGATGATAGTCACCCCGAAGACTTCAACTGGGAAAATATGCTTGACATTGGTGCCGATGAGTATGTCAATCTGGTCAGTGTTGAAGAGGAGGATGAAAATATCTGGTAAATAGTACGATACGTTACAGTTGATGAAAAGGGGATCTCTTCGATCCCCTTTGTGGTATATTGGCCAAGTCGAGAGAAACAAATGAAACTCAGCATCCAAGAGGTTGACGCACTCATCACTGCTCTTCAGTTGATGAACATCAGAGATCAGAACAATCAAGAACGGTTGATGAATGTAAGTTATTCAGACATCACCAAGAAACTTGAAGACTATCGATTCCAAATGACTGCTTTTTGATGAAACTTCTTTTTGTAATTTCTGGTGTTTGGTTTCTACACTGGTTGACTGAGATTCCACTCAAACTAATGCAAATGGGTAGTGTGCCAGCCACCTATCCGTCCTGGGGGCTCTTGTGAGGGGCCCCCTTTTCGTGTATATTGGCCATATTGAAACGGAGGTGACTTGACCTACACTCTGCGACCCCACCAACAGGACGTTGCTGATGCCATGATCGTTCATGACAAAGGTCAGGTTATTGTTCCTACTGGTGGTGGCAAAACCATCTGCATGATTCATGATGTGATCGAGAATCAGAAATATATTGACAACGGTTGGACTACTGTTGTTGTTGCTCCTCGTATTCTTCTTGCAGAACAACTCTGCAAAGAGTTTCTTGAGTTGATCGATCCTATCGACAACTATGTACATGTGATGCATGTCCACAGTGGTGAGACTGAACACTACAGTACCACTAACCCTGAGAAGATTCACGTTTTCAACAACACTGCCCGTGCATTTGGTGAGAACGTTCTGATCTTCACCACATATCATTCTCTGCATCGTATTCAGGAAGCTGACATCGATGTTGACACCATCTACTTTGATGAGGCCCACAACAGTGTGTCCCGTCAATTCTTTCCCGCGACTGAGTTCTTCAGTCATGAAGCTGGTCGTTCGTTCTTCTTCACTGCAACTCCCAAACATTCCACAACTATCTCTAAACCAGGTATGAATGATGGTTATGTTTATGGTCAGGTGATTGCAAACGTTCCTGCACCTAAACTGGTTGAGGAAGGTTACATCCTGCCTCCTAAAGTTGTGGTCAAGAATCTTCCGACTCACGAGTTTCAACTCTCCGACTCTCAGAATCTGATCGAGAGTATTGAGGAGAACAGTGTGAACAAGATTCTGGTTGCTGCTCGTTCGACCAAACAGATCATCCGTCTGATGAGTCAGTCTGACTTCCAAGTTCAACTGGCCGAACGTGGTTATTCTTGCATGTATATCACCAGTAAGACTGGTGCTGTCATCGATGGTAAGAAGGTCAACCGCGAACAGTTCTTCAAGACTCTGAATGCCTGGGGTGTTGATCCTGAGAAGAAGTTTGTTGTTCTGCACCACTCTATTCTGTCTGAGGGTATCAACGTCAAGGGTCTTGAGGCTGTTATCTTCATGCGTAACATGGATTACATCTCCCTGAGTCAATCTATCGGTCGTGTGATTCGTCTGGGTGACAAGTCTAAGACCTTTGGTCTCTGTGTTGTCCCTGTTTATGACCGTGTGGGTATCAGCACCTCCCGTAAGTTGCAGGCCGTGGTCGATACTGTCTTCCAACAAGGAGAACCAGCCATCAGTGTTGTGAAGCGGTGACGGTCACAGAACCGGCCTAGACCCGTGCCACGGGTCGCCAGATCGTGTATATTAGCCATGTTGAGAGGGATCACCCCATGACCACCACGATTCAACAACAAGCACAAGAGACCATTCAACAGAACGTTCTGAAGTATTGCCAACTTCTGTGTGAATCTCTTCGTCATGATTTTCAACGTCAGTATGATCGTGATGGGTATGACTTCTACATTGAGAGTGGTCGTAAGTACCACAAGATTGTGATGGATGGTAGTGGTTCCCGCAGTGTTCACTGTTTCGTTGACAAGAACACTGGTGAGATCTACAAGTCTGCATCATGGAAAGCCCCTGCAAAGGGTGTTCGTTTCGATCTGCGAGTGATCAAAGAACGTGAGTTTGTGTTGGAGAATTGTGACTGGGCTGGTGGTTATCTCTACGCAAAGTGAGGACTGAACAATGAAATCCTGGAAGGCTTATTGCGAGACGACTTACTACGCTCTCCGTGCAAACATTGAGAACTGGGGTGAACCTGACTACTTCAGGCCTATCACCCGTATGTTCTACATTGGTGTGTTTGATTGTGCTCAAGTTAATCACATGGGCCTGATCAGTGAAGCTGCACTGAACAATCCTAAAGAACGCACTCATGATCATTGCATGTCTCCCCAATTCATTGGGAGAATGATCATGGACAATCCAGACACATACCTGGATGATTATGATGTGTTCGAGAATCTATTCTGGTTGTCATGTTCTACCATTACAGTCACCAAAGATGAGAACAAACGACTCAGCCTCCTGACTGAGAACAACGGTACAGACTACAAGGTTTATGTACCCACCAACCTTAAATACAAACATCTTGACATCAAACTGTACAAGAAGACTGGACAACGTTGGAAGGATGCAGTAAGATATTATGACAATGAGATCCCTGCTCCCAAGGATCTTCTAGAATACGAACGTAAGTTTCTTGTGTCATGAGTTTTGAACACTACTCAATGTTTTCTATACCCCTCTTTAAACTGAGGGTAGATCCTTGGGAACAGAAAAAGAGTCTTATTTTAGATCTCATTGATGGTGCAAACTACACTACAGATCATGGCCCGTATCACACGGACTATGATTACAGACAAATGGAAATGACAGAAGAAGATGATAGATATAATTCATATTCATATCCAATCTGGGATATTTTGTTTGATGATGTGAACAATTTGTTCTCCAATCTTGGGATCAATTTGAATAAATCAAATGTCCCAAACATGTGGTCGCAGAAATACTACAGATGTAGTCATCACCCGACACATAATCATGGACACACTGGATATTCTTGTGTATTATACTTGAAGTTCAATCCAGAGGTTCACAAACCAACCAGATTCTATTCACCTTTCAATAATTTCTTTACTGGATCTATGTTGTGGCATGACCCAGATGTTCAAGAGGGTGATATGATTGTGTTCCCAGCTTGCATTGCACATGAATCTCAGACTCAGGAAACTGATGAAGAGAGAATGATTCTGTCCTTTAACATCGCATAAAAATGACTACTGAAGGCCGCCCAGAACTCAAAGGTTCAGATGAGTATTGGAAGAAAGAGTTTAAACAACAACGTAAAGATCGTCTGCAAGACTCTGTTGATGAGTACATGCAAGATAATGAAGTTTCGCAGTTCTATGAGGATCTTATCAACATTCTTGAAGAACTGATTGGTTATCATGAGAAACAAAAGTATCATGCACAACTAGCAATGAAGGCCATCAGTGGTCATCGTCCACTGGACATCAATGCTGGTATCACATCACTCACTGGTCCTGATAGTGATGAACCAGTTGTATTGAAACATGAGTACAATCGTCGTGAGGCTGAGTATTACAACAAACGTGCTCAATTAGACCTGGGTTATCAACCCAATGATTACTATTGGGACAAGGACCGTAACAAACCATATGTAGCCGCAGACGGTTATTCAGTCAAAGACTACAATGAAATCCCTGATCGATACTAATGGTTCATACTGTTGTCAATGATTATTTCTTTGATGATGTAGACAATATCATCAAATGGACAGACAGTTTAGAGTTCTTGCCTCCTGGTGAGAGTGATAACTGGCCTGGTGAGAGAACACGATCATTGCACACTGTAGACCAAGGGTTCTTTAATCATACAATTCTGAAGATCCTGTCTCACTATTATGATGTGAATAAAATATCCTATGACAATACCTTTTTGTACTGTCATAGGATAAAACCTGGTGATTATGGTAAGACTGGTTATCACATTGATAATCAACCAATACCATTTAAGATTGCTTCTGTGATCTATCTGACTGATGGTGACATAGACTCTGGGACATCCATTGTCAATGAAAATCATGAAAAACAGATTGTTGTAGCAAATAAGACTAACACCATGGTTGCATATGATGCCCAGAAATGGCATGGCCCAACTACATTGGAGTATAATAAAGAACGACTCACTTTTGTCGCTTTTATTGGGAGTGTTAATCTCAAATGACTGTACCATTCTTTATTGAAGAACCTATCACCTGGAAGAAAGTAGAGGTTCCACAAGATATTCTTTATTATTGTGACATGACTACATATGACGCAGATCGTGAGGATCTTCGTTATATTGATTGTGTTTGGATGCACATGGGTTACTATGGCGTTCCAAAACATATCATGAAAGCACATCGTGACGAGTTCAATCCACCCGTTCTTCCTGTATTCGAATGAAAAAGTTTCCAATGCCAGGTATCTTTGATAATGCCCATCCTGGGTGTTACTATGGGCCTGAGGGAGAGTATGGAATTGTACCTATTATGGGTAGTAGTCAATACATGGTACTTGGCCCTGAAGGTGGTGCATGTGTACAACTGAAAGTGTGTAGAACCGTTGAAAGTGCAAAGAAG